GCAAGCCTTTTGATTTCAAGTCCGGTTGCAGAGAGTCCAAAAGCCATTCCTTAGCCTCCGAAAGTTTCAGTAAAAAAATTGATCTCACCGGAATAGGACGTGTATTCAAATTCGACGCTTAATGCGCGCGCCGTGGAGTCGAAACTCATCGTGAAACTGACAAGCTCGATAACTCCGGGCGTGGTGAGAATGATCTGTTTTAAAATGCCATCGACCTGATTGACGTTCGGGTTCTTAACCAAAATGTCTTGGAAGTAAGGAACGCCAACATCCAAATCCAAAAACCATTCGCCCAAGAACGTGCGGAGTTTTTGTTGAAGATGCTGTCTAACGGCGTCGTCTCCATTGGTCAGTTGAAGGCTTCCGTTTTTGATTTCTAAATCGCCGTCAGCGCCAAGTTTTAAATCACTCATGGAGCCACCTTCACTTTCGCGCTTGCCACGTCATTGACCGTGGGAGGTGGACTGGCTGGCGGACTTGTGTTCGACGGCCCCGCAGGTGTGTCCACATAGGGATGTGTGTGGGTTTTGACGTAGTTACTTAAGGCTTCGATTTCCTGTTTCACTTTCGAGGCAATGGCTACGAACTCCGAAAGCGAGTGATCTCCAAGTAAGAGCTGCGAAGCTTTGATCGAAATACTGCCGTCAGCCTTGATGAAGACCTCTGCCGTGTCGTTTACGATTTCAATCGCTTCCGGCTCAGTGACTTGAAAAGGCTCCTTGTTCGGATAGAGACAAGGTTTAACGTAGGCGTCCGACAGGTGATGTTTTCTAGGATCTTCAGGATCGACGATGCCGCCTTTCGCATTCCAGTTTTCAAGGCTTCTTTCGCTAAAGCAGATTTCAACTGAATCGCCTTCTTTAAGAGGCAAATGAATACGGGCTTTTCCGGCGCGAGGATGGGCGACGGGAACGTTCGTCAACAATGGAAGCTCGACGGTTTTTCCATCGGGATATTTTCTTTTAAGCGCCGGACGAACATCGGCGACTTGCTTTTGCGGATCGTACTTCGCAATGACCCCAGGCATGGAGGTGTGAAGCTGAACAAGGCGTTGTTCCATCGCGGTTTTTAATACTTCTTCAAGTTGCGGAGAAAATTGGGTTTCACTCATGCAATTTCAATCCTTGTGAACCAAGCCGTGTCAGCGGTGTCTCCCTCGTGGGAAACCTTCTCGACGCGAAACTGTCCGTTGACGAACTTGCTTTGAATTTCAACCGTTCGGCCTGGGTTGATGTCAGGTTGAAGAAGCGAGACGACTTCAAGGCCCTTGTCTTTTTTGTTCGGGCTTCCAATCAATCCGGTTTCTGCGGAAAGTAGAAATGCGGCCTGATCCGTTGCTTTTCCCTTGGGAAGAATTTGAAGCGCGCCATTTTGCACGGACCATTCAAGATCCATTTTGTCCGTGAGATAATTCATGTGATCTCTCACAGGGCCAGAGAGTGAGAGCCCCCCTGAAAATGCTTTTTCGGGGATTCCTTTTTGTTCGCCGCGAGCAAGGCCCATCGTATTTGTCAGGGTTTGGAAAATGTCTTTTGCAGGCGTTCCTTGCTTAAAACTCACGTCAACGCGGGAATTTTGAAATGACTTAAGACCGTCACCGACTTCAAACGTCGTAACGGAATCAGGCCCCCCAATGGTGGAAATGACTCTTGATGGATTTCCACGGAAAAGAAGTTTCGGTTCTTTTCCGTATCCGGCAAAAAGCTCGATGATGTTGTCTTTGTTCTCGGCAAGACTTCGAGAGTTTGACGAAAGATTGTAAATGCGGATTTCAGCTTTATTGATGGTGCTTGAGGTATCTTTTTCGATTTTAAAGCCAATGCGAAAACCCGGAACCCCTGTGTCTTGTGGGTCCTCCGAATAGATGCGGCTGGCGAAGTTAAGTCCCGCAACTCCTTCAAGGCCGAAATTTAAAACCGCAAGACGATCAAAAAGCTCTTGGCTATCCACCGGCGGCCTCCTCGTAATAAAGAAGGACACGGTTGCCGAGATCAGCTTCCAAAGGTGGAAGGTCTTGATTGGAAGTATCGACCGCAAAGAAGCGACCCGGAGGCCCACCGACGACACGGAAGCGCGAGGTCAGATCCATTGCGACCAGAATCGGAATCCCTGCAAGTAGAGTGATGCCTTGTTGATTGCTTATATCCATCGCCCAACGCTCACGGCGGCGGTTGTATCTAAAAGCCAAACGATACGGAGTGCCTTCAAGCGCGATCTGAAACTCGTAGGATGGAATATCGGAACGAACTGGAATTTGGAGGATCAATTGCCACCCCCAAAGAAGTTTCCGATCTTAACGGCCAAACTCGAATTGACGTTGGGAGCCGGAGTCGCGGATTGATTTCCTAGATCGGCTTTGCTCGGTGCTGTGTGTTTGACTGAGGGTTGAACTTTTTTAATCGCAACGGTTTTTGCAGTGACACGTCTTACTTCTTTCAGGGTTGCCCGGAAACGAAGTTGCTTTCCTGTCTTCTGGTCACGAGGGAACGACAGGGATTGAATGGCCATATTTTCGTACTGTGTGAGGCCCGTGATGACGGTCACAAGTCGTCGGTTTTTCCAGATCGCGGTCAGCATGTCGTGGGCGACCTTCGCAGGATCATCGGCATCAGCAAAAAGAGAGGCCCCCGCAAAAGCTCCACCGATAGCACCCAAAGCGGACCCAAACCCACCGAGCTGAGAACCCAAAATACTTCCGGCTGCGGAAACAAGGCCACGCGCTTGCGCGCTGAGGTTGAGCGGCGTTGAGGAAATAACGCCTTCGATTTCCAGCGAGATATTTTTCGGACGGATGTGATCTGAAACGTCCGGTCCATCTTCAACGGCGTGTTCAGTGATGTCCGACTCGTAAGTTGGAGTTTCCGTGATGGTCGCATCCACTAAAAACAGATCTGCTGCAACATCTTGGCTTCTGAATTTTGTTCTGACTGGTTCACCAGTTAAAAGAGAGAGGAGTGCCATTAGTAAATCGGTGCCCCCTCTCCTAGATAAGAACTGTTCACTTTGCGAATGAGAGAAGAAAAACCTTCTTCAACGGACGCCTGAAGTTTTGGAGCGACGGTCGTCGGATCAACGTTCGGTCCCACGTTGAACGTCATTTGTGATTCGACGCTGACCGGACTTTGGACATTCGAGGTTACGTTTGAAGTTGAAGTCGTCGGCGCGGCAAGAGGACTGGCGTTTTTGCCAAGGGCTTCTTGTGCGCCCTGAAGACTCTGAGGAGTTAAGTTTATTTTATCAAAGAAGCTGAAGGCTCCGGCTGGATTGAATCCATTGAAGATGCTCGCACCTTTATTTGATTGTTTTCCCGGAGCGTCTTGCGAAGACTGCGCCTTCTGTTGCGCAGCTTTATTTCTTTCGACAATTTCATAGGCTCCCGTTGTATCGAGCTGACCTAATTTGGCTCCGATCTTTTCTCCGACCCATCCAAGACCTTTTCCAATCGCTGAGAAAACGGGCGCGAGGTATTCAGCCACGGCCTTTGCAATCTTCATGATCCAGCCGAACATGATCGAATAGGCTTCAACCACGTCCATGACTGCTTTTTTGATGAGTGAGAAAACTCCGAGGATGGCTTTTCCAAGCACCGGAAAATTCGCTAGGAACTTTCCAAAATAACTTTCTCCCCCCTGGAAGAAGGTCACAATGTCTTCAATCATGAGTCCGACCGCAAGAGCGATGGCCCCAATCGCAAGAGGAATGGCGAGAGCTGCAACGTCCATCGCCACGAAAGCGGCAACGGCTCTCCACACGGCAATGATGACGGAACCAATTCCAGAGACGAGTTTTCCAGCAAGAAAAACCGCCGCGATTACTCCGACGATCTTTGCCACTCGCTCAAGGCCCCCAAACATATCAACGAAGCGGCCTACGGATTCAACGAGGGCTAACATTCCACGCCAAACGAGTCGGACGAAGGTTGCCATTCCGTCAAAGGCGAATCTGATTTTGTCAGCCAAGCGGACTCGGTTTTCAGAGATAAATTGATTGAACTGTTCCGCGAGAGGTTTGATGACTTTCATCAAGCCCAGTCCAAGGATGTTTCTCAGACCTCGCAGGGCAAAAATGCTTTCCTGAATTGTGTCGTTAAACTCAGAGGAGGCTTGAACGGCCTCTTGATCCATCACAAGGCCATAACGGTCAGCAAGGCTTGCGGCCTTTTCGATTTCAGCCGAGCCCTTATTTAAGAACGGAATCATGTCTCTTCCGGCTTTTCCGAAGATGTCCATAGCGAGAGCCGTTTTTTCCAGGCCATCCGGCATTTTAGAAAAGCGATCAGAAATCAGATTGAGGGCTTCGGTTGCCGATGGGATTCGGCCACCCATGCGGCCAATGTCGATTCCAACTTTTCTGAGTGACTTGGCTGTGTCGGCAGAACCGTCACGCGCAGACGTGAGATTTTTTGCAAGCGATCCAAGTCCCTGCTGAAGAGACCCATTTGAAATGTTCGCATATTCGGCGGCAGTCTGAAGACGCTGAAGGGTCTCAACATTGAGGCCCAGTTTCATCGCTGTCTTTCCGGCTTCATCACCGGCATTGGCCGTGAGCTTTGCAAACCCGAAAAGAGTTGCAGACGCCGCCGTAACAGAAAGACCGATGGTTGAAAGCGTACTTTTTAAACCATCAAGTTTTTCTTCGACTTTTTTTAGTTTGGTATCGTCAAATTCGAGACCAAGCTTTGCGTAGAGTTCACGAACAATCATTTTCGCCCCTTGGCAGCTTTTTCTTCCGCCTTTCGTTTCGCTTCCTGGTCCAGTGTTAGAGCTTCGTTGGCATCGAGCAGATCAAGGATTGACCAGTGCTCCTCAATCTCGTGAAGGGTCGCCATTCCAGAAATGACGACCCTCCACACGGGCCATATCAGGTGTTCTGGGACTGAAAGTCCGCTCTGCTCGCGAGGTCTTGAAGCCCTTGCAGCCCCGCGAGACCGCCTAAAAAATCGCTGTATTGGAAAGCGACGGTTTTCCCTAGAACCTTGAACAAGTGGCCGATGCGACCTTGGAAGTGGACATCGAAGTATTCAGCGCCGACGCCGCGGAGCTGTCCGCTTTTGGCATCAATGACTTGCACGGATTCCAAAATGTCTTTAATCAGCAGCTCGACTTCGTTTTCGTCGATGCGTGAGCTGAGCGCACTGATGGCCTGTCCGAGAACGGCATTTGCGGCCGCTTCGTCATTTTCTTTGATGGCTTTTCCGGCGCTCAGAAACTTTGCAACGGGTTCACCCGCAAACTTCACAAGCCTTGCGAAAATTCGGGTGCCGCGAGTTGCGGAAAAATGTCTGACTTTGTAGTTCTCTCCGTCGATGTTGAACTGTTCTTCAAACCGCATTAGTTACCTCCCAAAAACAATTGAAGGTTGTCGGTTTCAAGAACCCATTCGACTTCGCGGACTTCGTTATCAAAGCCCAAGACCGGGAGCTTCTTCACATAGGCTTGTTCAGAAGCAATCAAAGCGCGTCCGCTGAGATCTTTGATAAGGACAGGAACGAGTCCGCCATTGTTGAGTTCATCTGCTGCCGCGAACCCCGAAAGAATGTCATTCGAGTCACTGCTTGAAAGCAGACCTTGTGCCTTCGCCATCAATGCCGACCGTCATCGAGTAAGCGTCTTCTGTGCGCTCAGCTTCAATGAATGTCCCAGGCGCGAAGCCCGCAAGTGATCTTCCTCCGACCGTAGCCACGACTTGACTTGGATCATACGTTTTCATCTAAAAGTTCCTCCTTAAACTGAAACAAAGCCTTTGACCGTTACCTCGCCAATCGCGCCAGCAAGACGGAACTCAAAGGCAATGTCTGGGAAAATTCGATCTTGACGAAGTTGCGGATCAACCTCGGCGACCTTTTGTGATTCGACTGTGTATCCGTCATCGCGGGAAATACCGCCCACGCGGATGCCTTCTTCAATTTTGGCGCGCACAATCGCTTCAAGAGAGGTCACGCCGCCGTCCGTGTAAGGGACCTTTTCAACGCTCACAAGAAG